ACCACCCCACGTAGAGGCGGTTATCAGTGCTTGTAGTCCAGTCACAGAAACGCTGCCAATTGTTATTTGGTTTTGTTAGTGTGGCTGTAGTCATTTATTTAGAAAGAGTATTTAGCACCCAATTTAGTGCCATAAGTATTGTCGGCATCTTCTACATTAGCAAAAGATAGTTCGCCGTAGAGACCTAGCTTCTCACTAGCAGAGACAGAGCCTCCTAGTTTACCTGAGAAGTTAGAGTCACCGTCAGCACCGTCAACTGCATTGATGGTTTTACCACCTTGTACATACCAGTCTACGATACCAGCTGTGTTCTCATAACCTAAGTGTAGGTCAGTAGCTCTTGATGTATAATCAGAACCAGTATAGTTAGCGTTAGTTTCAACATTAACATAAGGTCCAGCTATAGCAGGAACTGAGAAAAGAGTTGCTGCAAGAGCGAGTGTAATTTTTTTCATTAGTACTTTAAAGTGTTAACAGTGGCGGTGACGATAATGTTCGGGCCGCCACGTATAATCACTGTTCATTAGGATTATTCGGTCCGTATTTTTTAAAAATTTTTCCTATGTCATCAGCATCTGGTCCTAACAATTGCTTTTTAACAGCTTTATCGATAGGAATATTAGTTTTACTTGATCCTTTCTTTTTAATTTTTTTGTTAGGCATAATCCTACACTCCTTTCATAGCATCTTTATAGATTTGAGGAGCACTTAGTATTACTTTTTTGCGTAATGATGTATTACCTTTTACTGCTTTAGCAGCGTTAAGTCTTCTTGTATGTTTATCGTAAAGATCTTTATCCATGTTAAGCGTTTACGTTGTTAGTACTTTTATTATTAAAAGGGCTTTTAGCCAATGGAGTTTTATCAGTTGGTTTACCTATAATTTCTTTTTCCCAATCGGCAGGTTTGTAAACTGTTCCAGGGCTTCCACCTTTAATGTTTGGTTTTTTTCCTCCTTTCTTTTTACCTGGCATTAGACATTAGCCTCTGTTGAAGGGTTACGTTTAAATTTACTAGCCCATTGTATTTTAGTCAATGGTTTCTCTTTAGGCTTTTTTGGAATAGGACCTAAGCTACCATCTTTGCGTAACCCATAATCCGTATTACCGTATAAAGTTTTACCTGGCATTATTCATTCACCGAATTGGTTTTCTTTTTATAGGTCTGCTTTACTTTATCTGTTATATCTCCACCACTAGGATCGTAATACTTAGTAGGCTTACGTTTAGGTGGTTGGTATCTAGGCTTAGTCGTACCTTTTTGATAAGGTTTTACTGGAATTCTATAAGTCATAATTAGAATTGTAAGTTATCAGATCTTTCAAGTTTAGCTATAACATCCTGTCTATATGCAGGATCTTGATCGTAGCGTCTATCATTCATAGCAGCTACTAGTTCTGCTTGACTTCTGAAAGTATCTTTAGTTTGTTGGGGTGCTTTTCCTGAGTACATTGTTCCTTCGTATCCGTTTGCGTTATCATACTGAGCTTTTAATCCAGCTACAGCAAATTTAATTGAAGTCATATTACCAGAACTAATAACAGTATCGAAAGCTTCTCTAGCACTTTCATCTAGATTCTGTCCTGCCCACTGCATTATTTGTGAGTAATTATCTTCTCCGCCTACAGAATTTTTAACAACTTCAACATCTGAATCACTTAGATCTACAGCCTGTCCTTGTGGGTTATCTTTTTGCATTTCTAAGTAAGCATTGACTAACGCTTTAGAATCCATAGAACTTATTTTCTCTATAGTTTCTTCAGATAGTTTACCTTCATTAGAATAGTATTCATCATTAGCTGCTGAAAGTATATCAGTCTGCTCTGAATAAGGAGACTTTTCTTCTTCTACTTCAGCTTCTGGTTCTGATTCAGATTCAGCTACTTCAGCTTTCTCTTCAGTACCATCTTCACCTAATTTCTTTTGAAGTTCGATGTAAGCTTTTTCTAAATCAGCTGCATCTTTATATTTACCAGCAAGTAATTGTTCTTGCTGTTCCATTAACTGTTCACCAACAGCTAAGGAATCTTGTTCATCGGGAGTTAGTGAATCTCCCATTGTTTCAGTCTGTGGTGTTGTATCTACCGTGAATGTTGATTGTTCTGCCATGATTATTGAGGTGGTTGAATAGCATCAGTTAAATTTTGAACTCTTTCTTCTGCTTTAGGATCTTTAGATGGGTCCATCAGAGGAGTGCTAGCAAGCTGACCTGCTTGTTTAACAAGTTCTTGTTGTGCTTGCATCTGTTGTAACTGCTGCATTTGTTGTTCGATCTGCTGTGCAGTCTTAACTAAGTTAAATGTATCGATACCTTGTGCTGCAGCTAAACGTTTAATAGCTTCACTAGGTTCGATGTATTTCATCAATGCTTCTGGTCCTAATGTTTGTGCAATAGTCTGTACAAACTGAGTAAGAGCTTGAGCATCTTGACCACGACCTAACTGATTAACACCAGCTAAGATCTTAGGTCTAACTAAATCTTTAGGTAATTTAGGTATCTGATTGCTGCGTTGTAATACTAATAGAGTACGATTTAAGTATGGTATTAAGAACTCAACCGTGAGCAAACTAAATAGTCCACCTAACTGTTGTTCTAATTCCAACTGTGTCATCCGTACTTCTTCAGCTGTAGTTCTTTCGCTATCTCTTACATTCAATATTAAGAATGCTTCTGATATCCTCTTCTCTAATGTCATCATCATTTCAGAGGCAGTGCGGAAGTCAGCAGTTTTACCTACTTGAACTACACCTATGTCTTCTGGTCTACCTTGTATGATAGCACCATTACCAGCACTAGATAATGTTTGAGGTTTTGTAGTAGCCGAAGGTGATACAGTGAACACAACTTTAGCAGCTACACTAGAGCCCTCTACAAGAGCCTGAGATAAGCCTTCAAGACTTCTCAAGTCTCCTATAAACTCTTCTACTCTACCACGTCCATAGTCCTCACCATCGACGGTATTAAAGCGAAGAACAAGCCAAGGATTAGCATTCTTTGGTGCGGAACTACGGCTATTAGGAAGGATTAAATCATCTACTTCCTGATGCCAGATCCAACGACCACTACTATGATCCTGCTTAACGCATGTGTATACTTCTGCGTCTTCTTCATCTGAGCCTCCTTTTCTATTTGGATCATTAGGATTAGGTTGAGGTAAAGGCAGCTCAACACCTAGTACCTTTCTACTAATGATTTCTTTTGTTATTATTTCTAATACATTACCATCACCATCTCTATCTACAACATATCTTTGTAAGGGGAAATGTTTTAAACCATCCTTACCCATAAAGATAAGGGCATTACCTGATACTATCAGATGTTTCAATGCTTGATGTACTACTACTCTATCATTTTGAGCAGCAATATAATCTAATATCATTCTTTCTATTTTAGAGAAAGATAGATCAAGTTCACTCCTCATTTCAGGAGCCATTTCTTCACCTATCTTATCATCTCTAACTTGTAGTTTAAAGAAACTAGATTGAGGTGGTAGTAAAGCTAACATTAATTTAGCTGCTAAAGTTACTACAGCCTTAGCTCCTACGCTCTGCCAAGGTTGTAATAACGATGCAGTATTTCCTTTCTTCCTGATATCATGTTGTACTAAGTATGGTAAAGTAAGATTAGAACATTCAATTGCTGTGTCAAGAAACTGTGATCTTCCTGAAGACAATTGACTATATCGTTCACTTGCTTTATACATTATGGAGTTCCTCCGCCTCCTGTTGTTCCTGTACCCTGGTAATTAACTCCACCAGTTTTTGCTCCGCCAGCTCCACCTGGATTCAAAGCTATTTTTAATCCTGCTGTACCTTCTCTTTTAGCTGCACCTTTTTTAGCAGTACCGCCTATATCTACATCAGATTTATCATCGTCTTTTACAATATCTTTTTGATCAGGTAAAGTACTATCTTTTTCTATTCTAGGAGCTATAGCAGGGGGAGGTGTAAAAGAACCTGGTGCTGGTGCTCTAAATATGCACATTAGTTTTCATCTAAATAAGTTTTTACATACTGTACTACACTGGTTTGCCCAGCTCTGTACATGATGGATGGAAGTTCTTCTTTGGGATGGATAGGTCGATCAGGAAACTTAGCTTCTAGATCTTCCATTAATTTTTCAAGACGCTCACTATGTATGTTAAGCGTACTGAGGTAAGTTGGTGTTTGCATGTTCGAAAAATGCTGGCATTCTAGCAGCTTTGGTGTCAGAAAGTTGTGGGGCTATACCCTCATACATTAACCGATCACTAGAATCCAGCCAAAAATTTTTGTCCAAATATTTATCGGTAGTATTTATACTTAGTGGCTGCATTATCCAATTGATAGT